CGCACGTAGGCGCGGATAACAGTAGCAGGGTCGATGTGTTTTTTTTGAACGTCACATCATAAATAACCCTGCATGTGTGCATACCCTGCTAAGAGCCAGTATCCATGAGGGTTTCAGGCTTGCAGGGTTTGAGAAGTAGTCGGCAAAGCCGGAAATTTGAGGAGTAGGGCTATGAGGATGAGTTTGAGGAGCAGCTTCCCAGCAGTGGCGAACCAGGTCACTGAGATGGGCCGTCGCGGGCCGATCGTCGCCGCGATCGCGCTGACCCGCACTGGCAAGGACGTGCAGGCCGCAATCAAGGACGAGCAGCGCGCCGTGTTCGATCGTCCGACCAACTACGCCCTGAACGGCACGTTCCTGAAGTCTGCCACCAAGGACCGCCTCGAGGCGCGCGTCTGGGTCAAGGACAACCCGTTCGGGCGTGGTACCCCAGCCGACAAGTTCTTGGGCCCGCAGATTTTCGGTGGCGGCCGCGGCCTGAAGGGCATGGAGCGGATGCTGCAGGCGAACGGGATGATGCCGCAGGGCTGGTTCGCCGTACCTGGCGAAGGTGCCGACCTGGATGGCAACGGCAACGTTCGCCGCGGCCAGATCCGCCAGGTGCTGTCGCAGCTGAAGGTCCAGCACGGTGCCGGCTACGAGTCGCGCGCCACCGGCAGCCAGCGCTCGAACCGCACGATCGCGCGCCAGGGTGTGACGTACTTCGTCCTGCCGAACGGAAACAAGGGGCTCCTGCCGGGCATCTACCTGAAGCGCAAGTTCGCGCACGGCTCGGCGATCCGCCCGGTGTTCATCTTCGTGCAGCAGGTCCAGTACCAGCAGCGCCTGCGCTTCCACGAGGTCGGCCAGGCCACCGTCGAGAAGCGGTTTCCGCACCACTGGGAGACCGAGTTCAACCGGCCGCG